GCAAGATGAATTTGAGTGCAATAAAAATATTATTATTGGAACATTGTGAGAGAGAATATACAAAAAAATTATCTGAATTACCACTTCCTACAATTGAACAAATGGAAAAAATTTTTGATAGTGCACCACGCGAAAAAGGGAAAGAATCAATGTATGCTATTATTATAGAAAACGGCCTGAATTATGGTAAATCAACTGGTATGACAGACTCCCAAGCTATTCAAGTATATAATGATTGGAAGAAAAAGAAAGGATACTAGTAGAATAAATTATTCCAATTAAAATGTTAAGAATAAGTTGTATGTGCCTATATTCATAAATTTATTAATTTTTAATATAAATGTTATATAACTAATAAAAAATAATTTAATTTAAAAATAAAAAAAATATTATATATCTTAATGGATGTTAACGAACAAGTTCGCAAGTCTTTAGAACAAGCGAAAAAACTATCAGATGATGCAGCAGCTATCAAAAGTAAATCATTAGCCGATACACAAGCTACTATTGCTATGGCTAAAGCATTAAAACCACCTACACCTACACCTACACTACCTATTATCAAACCAACTACACCCCCTCCATCTAAAAAAGAAGAAGAAAAGCCTAGCGCTGGTAAATATATTTATAGTGTATTTCATACAATAATGTCTATAATTGCACTCTTTTTATCATATCGATGTAATGGTTGCTTTGAATGGATACCATTTTTAGTTGCATTATGTTGCCCTTATTTATATATAATATATATTATTGCATTTAAAGGAGCCTGTTTATCCACTTCATTCATAGCTCCACAATGCGCTCCAGAAGTTATATATGTACAAGGACCTCAATATGGATATCAACCACCTGGTTCATTTGGTTATCAACCACCTGGTTCATTTGGGTACACCCCACCTCCACCATCATTTGGTTACCAACCACCCGCTACAATGGGAGCTAAATAATATTATTATTTATATTATATCAGTATAAATAATAATAATGAAAACTTATTTGCAAATAATACAATTATTACACATCATACTAATATTTAGTATTATTAGTTCTGTATTTATAAATAATATAGAATTAAAGAAATTTATATTATCTATTTTAATTCTATTATTTATTCAATATGTAACAAATTATGGAAGATGTGGTTTAACAGAAATAGAATATATGATATTAAGAGAAAAATATAAAGAAGGATTTATTTATCGTTTAATAAAACCTGTTATAAATATTTCTGAAGAATATGTAGAATATAATATTATTATACTACATATTATTTGGATGTTTATTTTATATTTTCAGATTAAAGTTTAAAAACAGTCATTGATGTCATACTATCTATTCTTGTTACTAAATGATGAGAATACTTGTTTCTAGAATATCCAGGAGCTCCTATTAATAAGGTTGTATCCATATTATGCATATCAAAATCAAATGATAATATTGTTAAATATAATGGATTACTATTATTAGGTTGAATATATAATGATTGTAATGAACCTAAATTATGTGAAATATAGGTTGGAAAAGTAGTACCAATTGCAACATTACCATTAAATAATCCATATATAATTTCATAAACTGAAGGTAATACTATAGTACTAGTATTATTATTACTAATACAAATATAACTATTTACAAACATACTAGCAGTTAAAACATTATTTTGATTTAGGTCCATAATATTAAAACTCTTAGCATCCATGTCATATGGTTTCGTATGATTGATAAGAGTAGTAGCTGCTGTAATTGTTAAAAATTGAGACGTTGCAGTAGTTGCTGTAATAAACTGAGAATTATTAAAACGATTATCAATCTGAGTTATATTATAATAATTATTTATAACAGATGAGTTTAATTTATTATTAACTGTTTGTGCTAAATCAGTTATACCACTAATACTTAATACACCATTTATATTCAGATTATTATTTACTATAATAGGAGTATTACTCGATATATTAAATTGTGGTACAAACAAATTACTCATTGTTGTCATATCATAATAATTTTGTAATATAGTAGAAGTAGCTGTTTTATTATAATAAGATGATAATAAATTATTAGTTTCGCTAATTGTATAAGATGAAGAAGTTATATTATTAATAGCAGCTTCAACATCCATTATATTTCCAAGATGTAATGAGGGTAAATAAGTTGAACCCGTTACATTAACATTTCCTGTTATATTTACATTATTTTGAAAATTACTAATTCCGTTAATATTCAATCCAGAAAGAGCTAATATATTGCCGCGTAATATAGAATTACCACTAACATTTAAATTTGAAGAAGTATTAATAGTACCTCGAATTGTTGCATTTGTACCAACAATAATTTCTGCTTGTGCATAAATATCATTATTAAATCTACTTAATCCACTTACATTTAATGTATTGGTTGTGAGATTATCTGTAATAATTAAATCACTCACACTAGTCATATAATATAATTTAGATATTTTATTTTAAAAATAATAAATAAAAAATTTAAAATATTAAGTTTGAATTAAATAAAAAGATATTTTATAATAATGCAATCTATACAAATTGATGGAACTTTCACTTATATAGACACAGTGAAAACTGTAAAGTTGGGAGATATGGTTAAATTAATAAAGAATCCTAATAATAGAATAAATAAGGAGGCTGTCGGTGTTTATACAATGGATAGTAAGAAATTAGGATATCTCCCATTCAAAGCATCACAGCTTGATATAACTGAATCATTTTACATTTCAAGAATAAATTTAACAAAAGATAACTTACAACTTTTAATAAGTAGGAAATATCCATCATCAGGAGATTCAAATATAATTCAAATTGAACCTTATCTGACTTTGTTAGATAAGCTAGATTATTCAACTATGTTGAATAATAAACCTGTGGGAAAACAAATTAGTACTATTTTTCCAGAAAATTTTATTCAAGATTTAAAAAAGTTTGAAAAAAACTTGGAAAAATCGGGGGTAAAATTTAATAGAATTATACCAATTTATTATGATATGAATTTTATTACTATTATGATAGAAACTCTAGAAAATAATAAAAAAACCAAAAATTATTTTTATTTAGTAACTAAAGAATATTATGATAAGAATATTCTTAAATATGATGAATTCTTTGAATTGGGATTAATAGCACGAAATATATATATTCCATTTCAAACACATCGATTGGAAATATATATAGAAAAACATTATAAACCTATCAAGGTAACTAGTCGTACTAAAATAGATATAGATATAACTGAAACAAAAATATTACATAATATATTTAAATCAAAAACAATAGAAGATGATGATATGATACGTGCTATTATACAAAGTGAAATAATGGGAACAAAAATATCTGAGGATTATACTATTAATTTATTACCTTTATTAGAATTATTTCCAAATTTAAAAGTTGGTGGGATATGTTATAATACTACGATGAAATCATATTGTAATATAGACTTGTATAATGATGATATGATTATAGAACTAGTATTTAAAAAACCAACAAAAACAAAAATTTATGAAATGAATTGTAAATTAAAAATATCAAATAAGAATACTTTTGTTATGATAAATCTAATAGATGGAATTTTATATAATAATATTTAACAATATTCTAATATATATTATATGTCAAATCAATTACATAATTATAAAAATAAATATCTAAAATATAAAAAAAAATATATGATATTAAAAAAAATATTAGGTGGGATGATACCTTCTCCTATAATGATACCTTCATATCCTAAAGTACAACTTATAGATTTATACATACAATTACATAAAATAATTAAAATTGATGATTATTATTTTAAGTTTATTTGTAAAATAAAATCTCCATGTAAAAATGATAGAATACAATATTTAGTATTAAGTTCATTAACACCTAATTTTGAAAAGTATAAAGAATTAATTTTTTATAGATCAATTAGTCAATTAGATTTTTTAAGATTAGCTTATAGAGAAGATTGTCAAGAATATAATAAAGGAACTTTTGATTATATTCAACAAACGTTTATTCATATGGATTTACAAATGTTTATATATAATAATGAGAAAAATGAAGACTATTTTAATATTCTTCATTCTGACTATAATCGAATTATATCACAATATATGCTTTTAGAAAATATTAATGATATTGAAAGAAAAATATCTAACTTAGAACCATTTAATTATATAAAAAATGGTACTGGAGATGGTATTAGTAATTGTGGAAACCCTGGAGACAACAATGTTATAAATTGTGAATTAAAAAGATTAACTAAACTTATAAATGATTCATACAATATTGATTCTATAAAAAAAATATTTGATTATGAAGATTATGATAAATTAAAAATAGAAACTTATGAAATGATATTATCTCATAGAGAAAATAAAAATATAAAAATAAAACAATATTTTATAAAGTATGATATAAACAAGTTTAATAATACAAAAATAGTTCCACCTATAAAAAATAAAACAGCACCTTTATTTTTAACAACATATGATTCTAAAATTACAGATTGTGGAGTGTATTCAAACTATATAATTAGCGGTAATTATATATGTAAAATTTTTGATTACAAAAATCAATGTATTGATGATGGTACGTCGCATTGTTTTAATGATGAAACATATGTTTTTATTGGTGATAGATATGATGGTATTTTTGATATATAGATGAATATATAAATCGTGTCATTTAAAATAGCTCCCGCTGTAAAATAATTTTACAAAATAATTTTGTATTTAGAAATATATAATTTCTAATTAATAATAAAATGTCTAATGGTTCTATTTTAGATTTAGTTGCAAAGGGTATACAAGATAATGACCTAATTGATAATGAGAATAAAAGTTCTTTCTTTGATTTCTCAATTGAAAAAAAAAATAAATATTCTAAAGGTGATACTATTTTTTATGCAATGGGTAAACCAAATTGGGGAAATACATTTCGATTTAATATTGAAAAGAAGGGTGACCTATTATATGGTTTATATTTGATAGTAAGATTACCTAAAATATCTATTGCCAATTTAAATACACCAGTTCAACAAAATGAAAATGATATTAATAGTAATTATCGTATTCATTATACAGATTTTGTTGGTAATGCACTGATTGACAAGATTAGTTTATATTTCAATGGTATATTGATAGATGAAATGCACGGAGATTATATGCAATTCTATACTGATTTATATTTATCAGATTGGAATAGAAAACAAATGATTGGTATGGATGATTATATTAATAAACCAAATCTTAAAATTGATTCCGAATCAATATATATCCCATTAAAATTTTGGTTTTGTAATGATATTAAAAAACCATTACCTATCATTGCATTACAGAATACTGAAATTTACATTGATGTTACATTTAAAAGTTTTCAAGATTGTATTTGTGTTTTAGAAAAGGATAATAATGGAAATTTATTTCATTCAAATTATGTTCATCCACAAGTATCCATAGAAGATTGTGTTTTACAAGCCAACTTTTATTATGTTGATTTGGAAGAACGAAAAGAATTAGCAACACGTGATTATGAAATTGTTATTACACAAGCACAAATTAGAAATACTAGTATAGGTATGACAGGTTCATTAGAAATAAATTTTAATCACGTAGTAAAAGACCTAATGTTTGCTATTTATCCCTCAAGTAATAAGATGGTTGGAGAATTTTTTAATCTTACTAATAAATTACAATATCCTCCCTATCAATTAAAAAATGTATTGGATTATAATTTATGGAATCTTACACCTGAACGCCATCTTTTATCTCGAGCTCGAATTCTTTTTAACGGAATAGAAAGAGTTGAATGGAGAGATGCCAAGTATTTTTATTATATGCAAAATCACGAAAATTATAAGAATTTATTATTAACCCATTTTTATGTCTATTCATTTAATATTGAACCTACTAAATGTAGTAATAGTACAGGATGTAATTTTTCAAGAATAGAAAACACACAATTACAAATTGAATTAAAACCCCAACAATTTGTTATCAATAACGCGGGACAATTATATACCCCAAGTGATACATATGAGTTACGATGTTTCGCAACTAACTTTAATGTATTGGTTATTAAAAATGGTCTTGGTGGACTCAAATACAGCAATTGAAAAAGTGGTTGTTTTACAACTACTTTTATAATAGATGATACACAGCAATTGAAATTTGTGTTTAACAAGTATTTATAATAGTTGGGAACATAATTCTTAGCTATTGAAATGCTTGTATAACATTTATTAGAGATTCTAAATTACACCGCCTGCAAAGTGGGGTTTTCACTGAAAAATATGACGAGAAAATCTGAAGGCTCTTCACACTTAAAATCTTCCTAAGATTTTTTATTTATATAATCATACAACCAACCAAAACTAAAGTATCTACATCTATAAAGGTAACTAGACCAGAACAATATAAATTAAGACACAATTTAATTCAGATTAATTCAGAATAAAGAAAATAAATATGTTTTATGTAATATTAAGAAACATATTAAATTATTAGAAACAGCACACTTAAAACAATATTGTGAATTAGACAGAGAATAAAAATATGATGTTAATATTGTTGAATATTATAAATAATATAAATTTTTCAAGAATTGTTTAATAATATTTATAAGGCTAATGATAGATAATCTTTATTTATTGATTTATCAAAGGAAAATATATAGTGAAAAATCTGCTTTGCGGCGGTATAATGTATCAAACTATAATTTCCATATTTTTTATAATATCAAAACAACTATTACAAACAGGTTTTATTTTAATCTTATTTTTAGGAGTCGTATGTTTATATGGATAAAAATTTTCATTTGTAACAATATTAATACATCTCTTAGAATTATTTTTATAATAGCATTGAATGGTTTCATTTTCATAAAAATAGTCTTCTATAATAGTTTCCTTATATAATTTATTTATATAATCATCCCAATTCATACTACTCATTTTTTTATTACAATCTGTACAAATAGTTCTTAAATTATCTAAATCATTAGTACCGCCATTTGCAACACTCATAATATGCCCACATTGCCAACTATTAGATACTTTTTTATCTAAAATATTTTCACATTTATAAATAGGACAACTACCATTAGAATTTGCATTAAATTCTTTTTCCCAAACTTGTTGTTGTAATTTTTTAGGAATAGATTTTCTAATATAATAATCGTGTGATGGTTCTAATGTAGTATCTATTAACCATTCAATAAAATTATTATTTTTCATAAACATACAACTTTTATTTTCAATACTTTTAATTTCTTGGTCTTTATAAATACTTTTATTTTTATGCATGCGTGCCATATAATCATATTTATTGAAAAATACTTTTTCTTTATTTACAAGATAATTATAATTTTCTTTACAATTATCGCTAGTTAATATATTTTTTTTAATTAGTATATCAATGAATTCAGTTATATTGTATAATCTATTTTTTTCTAAAGCTTTATTTGGAATAAAAGTATACTTTGTTTGTAATAATTCTTTTATTTCTTCAAAAAGTTGTTGTGCAAAAATTGGATAATCATTAATAACACATTTTGCTGAATCTGCATTTATACTCTTAAATAATGAATTCATTTCATCCTTTGATTTTACATTTATAATTGAAACGATAAATGATTTATTATCATTATTTGTATCATATAATTCTAAAGCCATTTCTACTCTATGTTGACCATCAACTAAATAATAATCCTCTTTTTCACCAACAATTAAATGGGCTAGTGTTATATTACAACATGCTAAAAAATGATGATGATAAGGATTTATATCACTAAATTTTTTTTTCATTTCTTCTACTTTATCACCATTCAATGAAGTTTGAATTAATGGCATTTTAATTAATTGATGAATAGTTTTCAATTCTGATGTAGTTATCATAATAACTTTAGCAGCTTCTTTATCTTTATGAATATCATTCCTATTAAATAATTTATTTATTGTTTTAAGATCATGTTTCTCCATATAATATAAAGTACTGTATTACTTTATATTATATTATCAATTTTCTCTAAATTATCAAACTATATTTTATAAATATCAGGTGATGAAATGGCTTGTATTTCATTTTTACTACTATTTTTTTAACTTTTAACAGAATAATTGAAAATAATAAAGAACACAAGTTCAATCAGATAAAGTTGAATACATTATTGAATTGGAACCAACAAAAAGTAAAGAAACATGTACAAAGGTATAATAAAAATAACAAAAGAAAATTTACACATGTGAAAGAAGCAGATTTACAATATAAACAATTAATTAAAGAATTATCATAAGAAGTAGTATCAATACTAGATAATAAAACACCAAATGAGAATATTAAAGAAGAAACTAAAAAAATAAACCTAAAGTAGATAATATGATTGAGGATGATATTGAACTACCGGTATCAAAAAAGAAAGTTACTAAAAATAAAGTTAAAATAATATCAAATGAGATTGAAGTATAATTATTTTTTATTAAAAAATTTATTTATTTGATGCTTATCATCTATTAATTTAATTAATTTTTCATGTAGAATTTTATAAGATATATTATTAATAAAAAATTATTCAAATTACCTATCTATGGTGAAAGAGCAACATTTGAAAATATAGTTGCAGTAAAAGTTAGAGTCTTTAGCAAATAATAATTTTTTATTATTATTAAATTTAACTAGTATAAATTTTATATCTAATATATTTTATATGGATATAATTAAAAAAAATATTGATGATATATTAGATTCAAAAGGGAAAAATAAAAATTTCCTAACTAATGAATCATATAGTTCTGAATATATTGAATTGGCAAAAAAATGGTCTCAATTACCAATGTATACTGATAAAGAAAATATTATTAAATTTTTTAATTTATTAAATGATAATATGGTCATGTTATTAATATCAGGAACAGGTAGTGGAAAAACTGTATTAGTTCCTAAATATGTTTTAAAATATAATAAAATACTTAATATTTCTGGGAAAATAGCTATTACCAATCCTAAAACCTTAACAACTGCATATAATGCAGAATATGCAGCTAAAACTTTAGATGTTAAACTAGGTAGTATGGTTGGATATAAATATAAAGGTTCACCATCTGATGCATATAGTGATCAATCTGAGTTAGTATATTTAACAGATGGTTTATTATTAGCAAAAATATTAGGAGGTGATAAAACGTTAAAAGAATTTAATACAGTAATTATTGATGAGGCGCATGAAAGAGGGATTCAAATTGATTTATTATTAAAATTTCTAAAAGAAATATTAGTAATTAGACCGGAATTTAAAATTATAATTATGAGTGCTACAATAAATCCAGAGGTTTTTAGAGATTATTTCTCTGATAGTAAAAAATATGGTGAAATAGAAGTATCTGGTAAATCAAATCAATCAATTAAGCAAATTTGGTTAGATAGTAAAAATGAAAAGAAAGTTAATAGATCTAATTATATTGAATATGCTGTTAAACAATGTAATAGTATTATTGATATGACAACTAATGGGGATATTATTATTTTTGTAGCAACGTCAAATGATGCTATTAAAGGTTGTCTTTTATTAGAAGAAACTTGTCCAAAAGATCTTGTTTTAAAAAATAAAGAAATATGTAATAATGTATTTTGTGTAGAAGTGTATTCTAAAATGAAAAGTGATAATAAAGAAATTGCTGTGTCAAAAGATTTATATAAAACTAAATATCCAAATAAAAATAGAAAAGTAATATTTGCAACAAACATAGCAGAATCATCAATAACTTTTGATGGGCTTGTATATGTAATTGATTCTGGTTTTGAATTAGTAAAATATTATAAACCATTAAAAAATGCAAATGTTGTTAATAAAGTATATACTACTCAAGCTCAAATAAAACAAAGAATAGGTAGAGTAGGTAGAACACAACCTGGTGTTGCATATCATCTGTATACTCAGTTTGCATTTAATCAATTAAAAAAATTCCCAGAACCAGATATTATTACAAGTGATTTGACAGATCATATTTTATCAATTATTAAATATGCAAAAAATATTAAAAACACCCTTACAATTATTCAAGATTTTATTACTGTACCAAATATTGAACAAGTTATAGCAGCTTTATATAAATTATCATTTATAAAAGCAATTAAATTAATAACAAGTAATAAGGATGTTGATAATAAATTAAATCCATTAAAAATTGATTGGCTTAAAATTAAATCTTATGATGATCTTAATAATAAAATAAATGGTACTATAACAGTATTAGGTCATGTTTTATTAAGATTTAGATCAGTATCTTTATTAGGCGCATTATCTATAATTATGGCTCATTATATTAGTAATGAATGTAGAGAAGAAATTATAAAATTAGTTGCTATTAATGAAATAAGTGAAGGAAAAATAGATAGTTTATTTGAATATAAGAATAATGATAAAAGTAAATTTATAAAAGCTCTCTCTTTATTTTCAATTAATGGTTCTGATCATAATACAATATTAAATGTTTATAATAATTATTATTTAAAAGGGGAAACTAAATATTTGAATATAAAAAAATTTAAGAAAATAAAAGATAGAATAATAGAATTAACTAAATATGCAGATTCTATAAATCCTGAAAAATATGAATATATTAATAAAAAATATAATATAATAGAAAATAAAAAATTAGATAATGGTGCAGGAAAAAGTCCTACTTTCTCCACCTCCAATATATATGATATGATATTATATGTATTAATGAATGCAAATAAATTTAATTTACTTGAAAAAAATGATAATATGTATAAATCAAAATATTATTTAGATTCTGTAAAAGCTCCTATAAATTTTAGTTTAATAACACTAGAAGATCATAAAAATAAAGGAAAAAATGCTGTTTGTGATGAATATAATGAAGTGTTTGGAAGAAATTATTTTAGTTCAATATCATTATTATAATTATTTAATACCATGCTTAATATGTTGATTTGATAATTTAATTCGATCCATTGTAGATTCTAATAATCTATCTTTAATTTTATTCATAATATGAAGTATACTTGGTTCTTTATCAAATATATTATTTGGGAATTTTTTTAAATAATTTTTAATAAGATGACTAAAATATGTACAATCATAACAATGATCAAAATAATCATTTTCTTCTATTAATGATTGATTATAATAAGCTGGTCTTAAAACTCTATTAAAATAAAAAAATTTACCTTGATATTCATCAATATTATATATTTTTGGTTCTAATTTATTAGAACAAAATAATCTAGATTCTGTTGATCCAACAGGTGCAAAAGGTTGTATATAAATTTTTCCATCATAAAATTTATATTCTTTTTCTCCTTCATATGGGCATCTAAATTTTAAATAACTATAATCAGGATTTATTATTTTATGCCATGTAGCATCACTAATATTATCTTTTTTAATTCCTTCATCACTTGGATCAACTCTAATATCAGACATAAATAATATTTTATCTCCTTTATTTCTTTTCAAATATTTATTTTTAAAATATTCAGCAGTTTCATCTGTAAAAAATTCTGTTTTTATTTCATCAACTTTAGGATGATTAAATAATTTTTTATGATGTGTAGTAGGATCTATTAAATTCCAAATTACATTTGGAAACATATCAGATAATATTAAAATATTATCGCCACGTGCAGATCCAGGATATATAATATGTACATTTTTATCTGTTGGTTCAACAACTTTAGTTAAGAACATTAATATAACAAGAAACATTTTTAATTGACCCCAATGAATAACACTTTTTGGTTTAGGTCGTGTTTGTTCATAATTAATATAATATGGTATATCATCATATTTATATATTAATTCATCTTTAAAGAAATTTTTATTATTTTTAAATTTATCTAATTTATTTATTTTATTGTCTTTTCTATTAATACCTTCAAAATCTCTAGGAATAAAATCATATAAATAACCATTTAAACATTTTTCTTTACATTTATTTTCATTAACATTTTTTTTAATTTTTTCTAATGCTAACATTCTATCATCTTTTATGTATAAAGGATCAATATTAAATAGTTTATTTTTAATTAAATAATTAGAACATGTAGTACAATTACTAATATTATTAGTAGTACAAAAAAATTCTGCACAATGAGGATTTTTTTTTATTATTTTCTTTTGTTTATCATCTATTTTACATAATCCAATATAGTATTCATTTCCTTTAATTTCATCAAAATTTTCCATATTATAATATAATATAATATAAAATAATTATATTATTATATGAATAATAAATTATTTCATCAACATCATTTTTTTCAAAAATATAAATTATTACTTTATATAATCCAGAATTTATTATAAATAATTCTTTTGAATTGTCATAATATTGCTAAATAGTCCATCCATCTATATTCTATTCTCATAGACATTCCAAATTTAATTGTTTCATCTTTTGCTAATTGAGTTGTTGTTAATATGTATAAACCAATCATTACAAGTATATTATATATAAATCAATTTTTAGCGTGCACTGGTATGTATCTTACTGCTGTAAAAAATTGATTTATAATTTAGTAATTATATTATTATATAACTTATATGAACTCCACTAATGGATATATTTATATTAGAAATCATACATATTATGATGTTTACGATGCATGTAAAATGGGTAAAACAAATAATATTCCTGAAAGAGATGCACAATATGCAACTGGAGAGATTAAGAGAGGTTATTTTGAAGTAGTATTTGAAGTTCTTAGTGAAAAGACAGAAATAGTTGAACGCTTATTACAAAAAAAGTTTTGTAAATTAAATGTTAAATATGATGCGGGAACTGAATTTTACAAAAAAAAAATTATTACTCTTATTGAACCTTATCTAATTACACTTGGAATTAAATATAGAAAATTATCAAAACAAGAAATTAGTGATTTGGTAAGATGTAACAGAGTAAAACATGAGAAAACAAATAAACAATATATTTGGAATGAAAGAGAATATCAAACAAATATAATAGAATTTAGTAAAAATGAACTTTTATTAAAAAATAAAATATACATTGAATTACCAACCGGTGGAGGTAAAAGTTACATAGTATATAATTTATTAGAATATCTAAAAAGTGAATTTATTATTATTATTTCACCAAGAAAAATAGTAAATTTACAAAATATTTCAGAAAAATATTTACAAATACTAAAAGATAATTATATTATATTCAATTATTCTACTGACAATAATTTTGATGAATATTTAAAATTATCAAATAAAAAAATTGTAATTTGTTGCACACAATCCGTTAGTAAAATTTATGATATGATATTATTAAATTGTATAACTAATATAACAATATGGTTTGATGAAGCACATTGGGGGATTGAAGAATGGGTTGATAATATAAATTATCAATTTTGGTTATTAAATAATAATGGTACGCCGCAATATATAAAATATCGTATATTTACATCTGCCTCACCAAATAAAGCAAAAATTTTACAAAATGAAAATATATTTGGTAAAATGTATTCACCTATAAAAGTAAAGGAATTAATAGATTTGCATTGGTTATCAAAAATAAAACCTTATATTTATAGTGAAAATATTGAAAATGTTGATAATATAAATTATATCATTAGTGATTTTAATGAAAAAAATAGAACTTTTGGGTTTAGTTTTCATAATAAACAAAAAAATGCATTCAACTTATTTAATAAGCATTATATACAATATAAAAGCAATAAAACACACATAAAACCATTCTTATTAGTTAGTGATAATTTTACTATTGAAAGAGAACCAAGATTACAAAAAATAAAATTAGAATATAATTACAGAGATATAAAAACATATGAAGCTACAAATCATAGTATTGGTTATGTTGTTGCAAAATATAGTATGGGATATGATTTTAATAAAATAGATTTTATATGTTTAAGTGACCCTAAATTATCAATACAAGATATTATACAATGTATTGGAAGAGGAATTAGACCTGATGCATTAGGACAATATGGATCAAATAAAGAAAAAATATTAGTTATATCTTTACCAGTATATATTGATGAAAATGGTGATAATAAATATGAAAAAATAATAGAGGTGTTAAAATATTTATTATATGATATTGAAATTTCATTTGAAGAAATAGAATTTAAAAATAGATATATTCCTAATTTTAAAGAAGTAGAACACAAATCAAATGAATATGATGGAATAAATGATGTGAAATCTATATTATTAAATTTATTAGAATTAGAAAATAAGAGAACCGCGCTTGCTACAACATATGAAAAAGCAAGAAAAATAATTGCTGATAAAAATATAAAAAGTAAAGAAAGTTATTATGAATTATGTGAGATAGATAATAGATTATCCAAAAAACCTGAAATTGTATTCAAAGGGCAATTTACAAACTGGATAGAATATTTAAGTATTGAACGAGTATATTATGATTTAGAAACATGTAAAAATAAAGTAGGTGAGTATTTATTGGTATATCCTGAAATTAAAAACATAACAGACCTATCAATTGTAAGTAATGAATTATGTAAAATAGATGCATTATTTCCACCAAATGGTTTATGGGTTGAATACTATAATATGAAGGATTTACGAGATATAATTACAATTGCAAATAAGAAAAAGAAGGTATTAGTTTGTAATTATTAAGGAAATAATACTTTTTTTAATAATTAGTATAAAAATTGATTTATTTTAATATAAAGGATTATTATCTTATATAATATATATATGGCAATGTCAAAACAATATATTTGTGATTTGTGTAAAAAAGTCTTTAATCAAAAAATTGATTTCACAAGACATATGAATAAGAAAGCACCTTGTATAACATTAACTGAAATGCAACAAATTAGTCAAATAAAAGAAGTTAAAATGGATAATAAAACTACACTTATCAGTGTATTCAAAAATTGTTTAAATATATTGAGAGACAATGAAGGTTTAACTGGTGAGAAAGCATTAAGAAATTTATCTTATTTGTTAATATTAAAATTACTTGAACCCCATTTTGGAGGTGAAATAAATATTGATGATTATAAATATGATTTAACTGAGTATGATTTTGATCATGAGATGATAGAAAAACATAAAAGTAAATTATTAAGTGTATCTCGTTTTAGTAATTTAGCGAAGGAAAAAGAAGATAATATTCCAAATATTATGAGATATTTATGGGATGATATTTTATCTCAACATCCTACTACAAAAAATATATTCTTGAAAGGTAAAGGATTTGATATTCAACACAAATCAACCTATAAAAAATTAATTGATAAATTAAACTCTCTTGACTTATCTCAAACTGAATATGATGTTTTGGGTAATGCGTATGAGGAAGTTATTCAAGATATTATGACAGGTAAAGTGTTGGGGCAATTCTTTACTCAACCATTAGTCAAGAAAATGATGGTACGATTAATTGACCCACAAATACATCCTGACGGAAAAATAGATACTTGTGGAGATCCTACTATGGGAACTGCTGGTTTCTTGATTACCTATTTACAATACATTTTACAACAAGCAACTGCTAAAAACATTAAACCTGATTGGGATTTTATCAAAACCGAAGGATTATATGGTAAAGAATTAGAACCTGATACATATCAACTTGCGGTTTCAAATATGTTAATATCATCAGGTCATATGTTTGAAAAATTAGACAGAGGTGATAGTATTCGTGTTCCTATAACAAGAAAGTTTGATAATATTCTTGCAAATCCACCATTTGGAATTAAAGGATTAAAATACGATGATTTTCAAAATCCATTAAAAAGTGAATATGTTCCAATCAAAACAGATAATGCAGTTTCCTTATTTATTCAAGCAATTATTTATATGTTGAAGATTAATGGTAAATGTGCTGTTGTATTACCTGACGGACAAGATTTATTTTCAAAAACAAACACCACATTAGTATCAATTAGAGAATATCTTATGAAAACTTGTGATTTAAAAGAAATTATATATCTACCATCAGGTATATTTACATACACATCCATTAAAACGTGTGTGTTTTATTTTGTGAAAAAGAGAGAAGGAACTGATGTTTTGGAAACCACAATTAAAGTATCCAAAACTCAAAAAGAAACAGGGAGAGATTACAAGTTTTCAAGAACACATATGACATCAAAAGTAAAGTTTTATGATTACAATCCTTATGAAGATATAAAAAATTTATTAGTTGAAGTTCCTATTGAGAAAATTGTTAGTAATTCATATTCACTTAATTATGCTGAATATATGAAAGATGAAACCGAAGAAGAACAATATGAAGATAGTGTCGTTGTAAAAACACTCGGAGAAGTTTGTAAGTTTGATATTGGAGGAACACCTTCAAGAAGTAAAAATGAATATTATGAAAATGGAAATAATCTATGGGTTTCAGTAAGAGAATTAAATGGAGGTTATATTTATGATACAAAAGAAAAAATAACTGATTTGGGAGTTCAAAATAGTAGTGTAAAATTATTTGCAAAAGATACAATATTATTCTCATTTAAATTAAGTATTGGTAAAACCGCAATTGTAGGTAATCCATTATATACAAATGAAGCAATTGCTGGAATATTAAGTAAAAATAATGATTTATTAAATAATAAATATTTATATTACTATTTGACGATTAATGACTTTTCAAAACTTGGTTCAGGAATACTTGGTAATGGTTCATTAAACAAAAAATCATTAGAACAAATAAAAATTCCAATCCCATCACTTGAACGCCAACAAGAAATTGTAAAATATTTAGATTTCATATACGAAAAGGCAAACAAAACAAGTAATGAGAAAATTACGGAATTGACGCAATTGAACGAGTTTTGTTTGAATAATCAAAAAATATTTGGTGAGAATGTTGTGAAAACAATTGGTGAAGTTTGTGAAGTAAATCAAGGAAACTCACTAACTAAAACAGAAATGATTGATGGTATATATGATGTTATTGGCGGTGGAAAAATTATTGGAAAACATAATCAAAAAAATAGAGATGGTAATGATTTTACATTAACTCGTGTTGGTGATATTAATATTAATTATATTGATAAACCATATTATTTAACAGATAATGGGTTTTCGTTAAAATCAAAACAAGAAGACATTATGACTAAATACATATATTATTTACTTTCACATAATAAGGATTATTTAACAAATTTATATCAAGGAACCGCACAAAAAGTAATTTCAAAAACAAATTTAAAATCAATAAAAATCCCAATCCCTTCTATTGAAAAACAAAAAGAAATCATAGAATATTGTGAATATAATGATACACTCATCAAACAATTAGAAACAGAAATTGAAAATAATAAAAAACAAGCAAATCTATTTTTATCTAGTATTGTAAAAAAAGTAGTTACTATGAAAGTAGATGATATTGATATTGAAGAAGACCAAGTTAGCGAGGAAACATATGAATATATTACTTATAAGGATAAAGAATATATTTTAGAAAATATGGAAGTATATGAAATAAATAGTGATAGAACAAAAGGACAACTATTTGGGACTTATAAAAATAATAAACTTAAAAAATGTAAAAAAGAAGTTACCGAAATAGAAGTTTAAATTGATATTATTTTAATTAAAATAATGAGTGTATTTTATGCATACTCTAATAATAGAGATGAAACGTTATAAAAAATTGAAATATTAATAATATATTTTATAATAATATAAAAATTAATGAATTCAACTAATGATATTGTAAAGTTGGGAGGTAAAGTTTTTGAAATTGGAATGGTACATTGTTTAGCAGGATATGGAATAGTTCAATCAGATGTGAAATGTCTTATTGAAGACTTATCATATGAGAATATAGATTCTATTGGATTTTCAACATTACACCCACAATATTTTTTTGAACTGATACAAACTACTAATAATAATTATCCCCTAGCTAATTTATATAATCTTACTATACACAAGCTTTCATCTGAATGGAAATTACCAAACTCATGTGATAATAAACAAGTTTTCTTAGATAATGAAACAACAAAACAATATATGATTGATAAAAATGGAATAGTTAATTCAGATAAACTAAGAACATATTTTACAAATTATAGACTTGAGCTAAATAAAGTGCTAGGATCAGGTTTTTCTTTTATTATCAAAATAAATGGTTGTTAGCAATTGAAAAATTTGATTTTTAATATAATTAAGTTTAATTATATTACATATTAATGGATTATAAAGGATTTTTTCGAGTTGAGACTAAAATTGATGTTATCCCATCTAATATTCAACCTATTGGATTAGGATTAGATAATACAATTATTTTTAAGTATAAATTGAATAATGAAACAAACTATGTTTCAACTACTTTTCACAAAAAGTTATATAATTATATTTTTTTTGAAATTATTAATAATAGTCCTCTTTGGACATTTGATGTAACACATATTATAAGATGTACATCATATGGTAATAGTTTTTTCTTTGAAGTATCATTTAAATTAGATGTTGTTAAAGAATTAGTAGGTGATTATATTAATCAATCATTATCTCTTAATAGTTTACTTTGTGATAAATATAATAGTTTATCAGTATTTTCTAATACGGATATGAAAGATAAAAGTATTATTCCATATATTGAACCTATTAAAATGAAAGGTGAGTTTAAATTAAAATTATATGAATATCAAGAAAAAACGCTTGCAAAAATGTTAAGTATGGAAACTAATAAAACAGATTTTCATATTAATTATTCTTATAATTTTGATTATGGGAATGATGTGATTTATGATCCAATTATTAATATGAAAAGTGATACAAATAAACAATTTAAAATTACAACATGTGGTGGTGTACTAGCAGATGAGATGGGATTAGGTAAAACAATTTCAACAATTGCTCTTATCATATCAAACCCAGCTGGTAATATCGCCAATACATCGATATCTAAAATTAATAATTATATAAAAATTAATTCTAAAGCTACTCTTATTGTTTGCCCATCACATTTAACAAAACAATGGGAATCAGAAATTAAACGTTGTACTAGTAAATTGAAGGTTCGAACAATTTTAACAAAAACAGATTATAATTCATTAAAATTTAAAGAAATTATTGATAGTGATATTATTATTACAAGTCATCAATTTCTTATGAACTTTAAATTCTATCCCACTTTACATTATCGTCCTTGTACAGCATCTAATTATGATTTTAGTGAACGAAATATCCTAATTAAAAATTATCTTGCTGAAAAAATAGAAAAATATAATTATAGTTGGGATGAAATCAAAGAATTAGATTTACCTATTTTTGAATTCTTTAATTTTCACCGTCTCGTTTTAGATGAAGGTCATGAGATTTTTGGTGAAATGCTTAGTACTGGTTCATTATCAATATATATGTCACGATGGCTTTCTAATATTGACTCTAAATTTTATTGGTATCTATCTGGTACACCATTTGTAAACTTTAAGGGTCTTGAAAACTGCTCTCGATTTATTAATCTAAAATTAGAAGATAAAGAACGTGAGATTACTATTGATTATCCTAATATGCATAAACAACAATCCTATAATATTTTTAGAAATTTAATGAATAAACAATATATTTGGGAACAAATTCTACAAAAAGTATGTATTAGACATCGAAAAGAAGATGTATCTACACAAATTAACATTCCTGGATATATGGAGAAGATTATTTGGTTAAAGTTCACAGAACTAGAACGTCAATTATATGAAGCAAAAAAGGGTAAAGTGAGCGATATTATTATGCAACAACTATGCTGTCATCCTCTCATTGTTGAATCTAGTAAAAAGATTTTTGGTGATGTGGAAGTAGATTTAACTCTAATGCAAGACAAACTAATTGAATATCATAAAAATAATTATGAGGTAAATAAAGTTAAATTGGGTAAATTAGATCCTACACGTCATGAATATCATATGCTCAAGAAAACATATGAAACACAAATGTCTGAATCTAAATATCTCTTTACAATTTTAGAGAAGATGAAATCTCCTGAAGTACTTGATGATGAAAATTGTTCAATTTGTATGGATAATCTAGATAATCCTGCTGTAACTGCTTGTGGTCATATCTTTTGTTATGAGTGTCTTAAAATGTGTTTAGGTGATAAAAAACGTTGTCCCTTATGTAAAGCTGATTTAACTGGAAAAGACCTGATGGTAATGAATGTTAAGAAAAAAATAAAAGAGAATACAAATCCACTTGTTGAGAAATATGGTTCTAAATTAGGAAAACTAATCTCAGTTATCCGATATCTAGTTGCCAGTGAAACGACACGTATTATTGTATTTTCTCAATGGGATGATATGTTAAGTCTCATTGGTAAAACATTAGCTGAAAATGAAATTGAGAATTGCTTTGTAAAAGGCAATGTATGGTCTCGTAATTCAGCTATCCGCAAATTTAAGGCTGGAAAAGATACAGATGGTAATGATAATAAAGTGATTATGTTAAGTCTTAAGAATGCTGCTTCAGGTACTAATTTGACTGAAGCAACACATATCTTTTTTGTAGAACCAATTAATTCTACTAGTGAAGAATGTAAAGCAATTGAGGGGCAAGCTATTGCAAGAGCTTGTCGTGTAGGACAAAAACAACAGATAATACTGATGCGTATTTTGATTGAGAATACAATTGAAGAAACAATTTATCGTAAATCATATAATAAGGATATTGTAGTTGATTTCAAAGAGCCTGCATTGACTCTATCAAAAATGACACTGTCATCTCCAACTAACTTGGATAATGAAATCATTGTATAAAGTTTTCTTTAATAAAATATTATTTTATAATATTATATAATGGTAATAAGACACGTAAATAATACGAATCCAGTTAATCTACCAGATGTTAATTATACTAACTATGGTAATGCGATAAGTAATGCAAACAATAATGATATTATAAAAATATGGAGTAATGGTATTAATATAGTTACTTTCACTTATAAACAGAACATAGTACAAAGTCAAGAAATTACAAACTATTCTGATAATATGGGTAAATTTCTTTACACATTATTAAATTCTAATAATACTACAATTAATAATATAAGAGCAAATAGAAATATTTATTTGAATTATTATAATAATAAATTTAAATTAGGCACAATTACTAATACTAATAAGACACTAGTAGGTAGTGGTGATTTTAAAGGTTCTAGTATTACCCTTGATACAACTATTAATCCATTACCAACAAATAAATCTCTATTAGTAGGAATCTCAGAAAAATTAGCTTATCCAACAAAAGATCAAGATATTGGATTTTATGTAAAATATATAGATAATACAAATTTTGACCCAGCTGATACGGTAGGACAAAATATATCCATATTGCCATTGTCTAGTGCTAATAATATTAATTTTAAAATAAATCTTCCTAATTATCTTGATGATATAAATAAAAGTACTTTTACTAATAAATTATTAAATTTAGGAATAAATGAAAAATTTTCAAGGCCGTTAAATTTAAAAGTTATAAAAAATTTTACCAAAAATTTTAATCTACAACTTCCTAAAGACGGTATATTTATGTTGTTAGATCCTGGAAGATATGCAGAATATGCAATTAATTTAACCTCATTAATTCAAACTAAAAATTCTAGTAATAATTTCCATCTAGATAAACGTTCAGGGAGAGAACTTTATAATGGAAATGCATCAGTTAGAAAAGGCCCTTTTAATGGATGGAGATTTAATAAAACGACTGGTAATTATATTAATTGGACATTATATGATAGAAATCTAGATACAGATATTTCATCTCAAACCCTAAATTATTTTTGGTTTACTATTTATCAACCTACAAATATAGCACAAACAATTTATCTAGATATTATTAATCCTAATAATTATGTACAAACACTTGGTATAACGACTCCTGCTCAATCAGGGCGATATCTCTTGTGGTATTCACCCAATTTATCTCAACAACCTACTAATTCTACTTTTGAACATATCATAGGAACAGAAACAGCAATACAATTCTCATCAAGTCAAATAGATAATATTATTAAAGCAAGAATACGAACTGATATTAATGATATGATCATATTATATATAGAAGCTTATGGCTATAGTACACCTACTAGTATGCTTAATTTAGCTTTAAGAAAGATAACAGATACTAGATTGACTGATTCAAAACAAATCAGTCTTTCAACACAGTCTGGTTATAATTTACTATTTAGTAAATTTATTAACACTGACCAAAATTCATCCTACCCAATGGATGTAATTGATTCTGATACAACTAATGCTATAACAGAAGAAACTGCAAGAGGTTCAATAGGTTGGTATTTTGATTCTACTAAAAACTTGAGTTTAAATCTTATGAGTACTAGTAATATTAATAGTATATTAAATAGAACTGCTACTAATTCATTAACATATAATGATTTTCATACAATGTTTGTTGAAGTGAATATAAAAGAACATACTAATTTTACTATAAGTGCATTTGGAAAAACATCTATTCCTATTAATGATATGGGTCAGAAAATAATTTATTTTAAGAATAGTCCTTTTACACCAGAACCATATGTCGTACCACCCACAACATCTTTTATTACAAATTTAATTCCAGCCAATCCATCTATTCAATATACTGGTGTAGATGTTGGAACTCATAAATATAGAGTAACATTTTTTACAGATGTTGGTGAGACCTTATCAGGTCCAAATGATTATACTTCAACAATTCAAGTTCTAGCAGGTCAAGGAAATGTTATCATATCATCTCTTCCTATATCTGATGATCCAAGAGTGAAAGGTAGAAAAATTTATAGAACTACTGCAAATGACTCGTTATCTGTATATAAATTTGTATTACAATTATTTGATAATACGACTCTTACAGTTACTGATAGTATTCCAGATTATCAATTAGGAGCAACTCTTCCTACTACTAATACGGCAAGTTCTGGTACATTAGAAGTTCCTCAAGGTGGCTACTTTAGTCAGCTGAATCCTAATGTTATTAATTCATTAGATAATTATAGTTTATTTATAGATTCTAATATTAATACTACAGATTCTTTTATTAATCTTATTGTTAATGCAGCTAATAATACAGATATTGAGATATTGTCTTATGGATATAAATTAAGAGGATATCCTCCTATTCATATGCAAACGAGATGGTCAACACTTGATAATAGTCCTCTTATTAGTAATGTTAATGGATTTCTTACAATTGAAAAAGATGCTTTTAGTATTGCAAGCGCTCAAGATACAATTGTTGATTCTAAATTTAAGGTTATTGCATATGGTGATTTTATTAAGGGTAATTATTTACAAAATCCATTAAGTGGAGAATATGCAGATATTCGAGTTAATATTGAAGTTAACAAGGCAGCAGTACAGAATGCATTATTTTATTTAGATTCGGCTGATATGAATAATTATACAATCAAAATTGATGGTTTAGAATATATGTCAAATGGTGTTGCTATTACAGATGCTAATGGTAATATTAAAACAAACTATGTTACATTTGGAAATACCAAATATATTATGGGTGATCTTACTATTGATAATAATATTGAATCAACTTATATAAATACTGTTAATAATATGAAAATATTTGTTAGAAATGGTGGTTTGACACCAGTCTTATTACAAGGCGTTTATGCAGCTATTTTCAAGGCATTTAATAAATCAGGTTCTATTCTTAATCCCAGTTTATTAAGTAGTGTTAATAATCTTGCTAGTGAAGTGTTAAAACCAAATGTACCTGCTGCACAACTTGCTAGTGATGAAAGTAATAATTTAGAATTGGGTGGTGTGTATTCATATCGTATCACATATTATACTAATACAGGTGAAACAGAATGTAGTTTAGAATCTAATTATGTGACTCAATCTACTACCAATAAAAAAAAGATTTTAATTACTTTGCCCATATCACAAGATATACGAGTATTAGGTAGAAAGATTTATCGTAGAAAAGTAATATCAGCATTAACATCACATCTTTATATTGTATCGGTTGCTAATAATATAGATACTTTATTTCTTGATGATATCTTAGAACCAACTAATACTACAGTTTCAAGACCATCATTAGCCTATTTAACAGCAAATGATAGTTCGTACAGCGTATTAACAGCCGCTAGATTGATGGATGTTACACAAAGTATATTATCACCCAATATATCATATCAATATAAGATTACTTATTATAATGTAACTGATAATATTGTATTAGAAACACTACCATCCGATGCATCAACACCTATTATTATGCTTCCTGTAAGTTGTAAAATTATTGTTAATATCCCAATATGTCCTAATAATACTATTACAGGTAGACGAATATATAGAACAATTAATGGTGGAAATACTTTTGTATTAATTGGTGTCATACCAGATAATGTTACTTCATTATATATTGATAATGTTTCAGATAGTATGGTTGATATAACAACGATTGCACCTACAGTTAGTACATTACCATCTATTAATACACCATTGTTAACATCAGTCGGTGGAAATGCATTTACATATTTATATACAAAAATAATTAGTATGAATTTATTAACAAATGGTTCTTATATATATAAATTTACTTTTATTGTTTCTAATACTGTAAATGGTACAACTATATTAGGTGAAACAGATGCATCAGACCAATCTAATACTATTTATCAAAGTATTGATTCTGCATCAAAGATATTACTAAACTTACCAATTAGTACGAGTCAGAATGTAATAGGAAGAAATATTTATAGAACTAATGCATCAGGAAATATTTTCAGATTTCTAACAACTATAAATGATAATAGTACAACAATTTATTTTGATAATATACCAGATAAAAATTTAGGTGTTATTATTCCACTAAATAATACTACTAATATTACTGCTCCAATTATTAATACAACAAAGAGTGCTGCTGGTAATATTGATCCATTAAATTATCTTTTAGCCAATTCATTTAATGAAGTAAATGTACCAGCATATCAATCAAATATATTTAAATTATATAACTATTCTGGAAGATTTGCACAAGATCAATTAATATACTCTAGTAATACTAATAATACAGTAGGTAATAGTGTAAATGGTATAAATAGTAGCGGTATAGCAATACCTAATGGTACTCAAATTTATAATACAGTTAATATGAATTTAGAAAATATGGAATTAAATATTAGATGTAAATTAAGAGGTGCACTATATAATGTGGCTAATAATAATGCATTGATTAAAACACCATTAACAAAAGCTATAGCTGAATTTATTTTTGGTAAATATAATAATTCTATTAATGGCATAGTTAGTGAACCCAGTACACTAGTACGCCAAGTTACAAGAGTTGGTAGTAATACTTTTGGACTTGATGAGTTGGGTGTACAAATGGATATGATGAATAATGATAAGAATAATGATGGTACATATAAAGTAACAAATGAAATGCAATATGAGATTATATTCATAATTGGATTAATTCAAAGGGTGTCATAAATTGCGGTAAAACCGAACTTATGATATAATTAAAAATATAGGAGAAAACTAATAATTTTTTTGAGAAATTTTTATATTTCAAAAAAATAGTTGGAAGAAATTAGTTAAAAGTTATGCCAAGTTTTTCAGTCAAATTAGTTTTAATTGTAGCTAATTTAGCAGTATCAACATGTTTATCAGATGGATATTCTACAGCATAATAGAATAATGCAATATCCATATTAATATCATTAGATTTAGTAACATAATACTCAACTGGTTCCAGTTTCTGAGGCATAATAAAATCTCTAGCAAAAGATGCTAAAATCATATTATCAATAGCATTCAATACATAAGTATAAAATGTAACATCTGCAGCTGTAATTTGACCAGATAAACCACTTGCTGCATTTGTAATAGCTGTTGCAACTACACTAGTAGAAGTATCTGAAATTTTTTGACTTTCTTGTAAAGTAGCTTTAGCACCAATTGGCACTTCTCCCATTACTAAATTATTAGCATCAACAAAACTATTATATTTTTCTGCACCTAAATCTATTATTCGGACCATAATTATATTATGATATATTTTTAAATTAATAAAAATTCTTATTTTAAATTATTTTTAGAAATATCAATATAATTCTTAGCTACAGATGAATTATCAGGTGCTTTTCCTAATATATTTAATACATTAGCTTTCAAATTAAGAAAACCAGTAATTTGAATACCATCTATAGTTCCACCATTTATTATAATATAATAAAGTTTTAATAAATCATTAGCTTTTGTAGATAAATTAGGTGCATTTATATAATTAGGCGCAATAAGATTAGACACTTGTTTATCTTTATTAATAACCGTTAAAAAATCATTTAAATATGCTGATATTTGTTCTTTAATTTGTGTTTGGGGATTAGTAGTTGCCATAAAAAATCTATACTATTATTATATGGAAGAAATTTTACTTAACATTGATAGTAGATATCGTGATACATTAATCTATCCAAATGAAACTAAATTTAGATATACATTAGAAAAAAGTATTAAAAATGTTGGATCAATTAAATTGGCTAGTTTAGAAGTTAATAACTCTATTAACTATATTAGTTCTACTAGAAAAAATAATTTTATTAAAATTCATTTACCAAATAAACTAAATGATCCTATTGGTACTATTATTCAATTAGAAGATGGTTTTCTTCAATTAGTTGCTAGTATTAATACACTTATGAATAGTATTTTTGAAGGATTATTTAATAAAAATAGTAGTTTACAGACAAAACAAGTTAATGGAGAACCAATATCAGAAAAATATTTTTATTTTTTTTACTTGAATAGTGATTTACAATTAGCATTAGATTTTAATAATGCTGATTATATGCCAACAACCTTACAAAATCCTCTTATATTGCAACAGGGTTGGTATAGTATGTATGGAATGGTATTACAAATTAATAATTATATAACTCAAAAATATAATGAAAGACTTGCGTATAAAAATAATAATATTAATGATACGAGTGTAATTGAATTAGACTCTGGAAATTTTCAATTCACTTCTGCAATAAATATAAATATATTTGATAGACGTTTTAGAAGTGTAACTTCTATAACATTAAATAATAAATTATATTATCAACCAAATGCAAATGATTGTATAAGAGTTGATAATATTACAATAAATAATAATATTTATAATGCAAATAATTTGGCTACTAATTTGTATACATTTAAGAATGATTTCTATAAATTTTATTTATATGATACATCAAATTTTATTATTGCAATTACTAGTAGTGATTATCCTGTTTTAGGAATTCTAGATAGAATGGCAACAAATTCTTATATTATTCCAAATGGATATGTTGGTGCAGGTACTAACTTGTTAGGTAGCTCAATATATTATTTGAATAATAATGCTGCAGACCCAACTATGGATAATACTCAAATTTATAATTTACAAGCAACCACAAATTTAACATCTTTAAGAATAAGTATTACTAATACATTTACAAAACCATCAAGTACATCAGGTTCTAATACAAATTATTATTTTTACTGGCAAGATATAACAACACCTAATAATCAAAGTTGGACAACACCCGATTCATCAAATGTAACAGGTAATCTTGTTATAAAATCTTATTTATTAGCAAATGGTTTTATAACTATTGCACAATATAATGATATAATATATAAACCAAATTGCAAAAAAGATATTGCATCATTTGAAATAGATTTTAATACATATAATGATTTGAATACTTATTTAGTTAATAATATAATTGATATAAAAAATTTACAATATCCACCTCTTGGTTATTATCTTGGTTTTAGACCTGATATGACAAAAAAAGCTAACAAGTTTTTAATTTCACCAATATGGCTAGATACAGATTGCATAATAGCTGCACCTAGAATGTTTAATACATCAGGTGATGCTTATATATTTATAAGAATTAATGATTATGGTTATCTTAATTTTTTTAATAAATCAATGCTAGGTAAAATTCTTATGACAACTGGTCTTGGTAATCCAAAGATTGATGATGGTATGAGTAAAGAATATCGTTTTAGACAACCAATTAATATTCAAAGACTTGATATTGAGTTGGTTGATTATCTTGGTAATACATTAGATTTAAATGGATATGATTGGTCATGTACAGTTGAAATTAAACCTTATGTTAGCTCTACACAAAAACTTATTAATGAGAAACAAGCTCTTGTTTTTAGTTAAAAAAATTATATATTTAATGGGTTAATTATACTATTATTTTTAAGTATTTTTAATATAATAAAATAATATAAAGATTTAGTACATATTATATTTATAATGAATAATAATAAGAATGTTGCAATTGGTATCGATCTTGGTACTACCTACAGTTGTGTTGGTGTATATATGAATGGTAAAGTAGAAATTATTGCTAATGATATGGGTGAACGTACAACTCCCTCATATGTTGGTTTTAATGATGTTGAACGTATGATTGGTATGGCTGCAAAGAATGCAGCTTCTTCTAATCCTACTAATACAGTTTATGATGCGAAACGTTTGATTGGTCGTAATTATATGGATAAAGCAGTTCAAGATAATCTTAAACATTTTTCATTCAAAGTTGTTGATAAAAATGATAAACCAAAGATTCAAGTAACTTTTAAAGATGAAGAGAAAGAATTCACACCAGAAGAAATTTCAGCAATGGTGCTTACAAAGATGAAACAAACAGCTGAAGATTATTTAGGTTATCCTGTTAAAAATGCAGTAGTAACTGTTCCAGCTTATTTTAATGATGCTCAACGTCAAGCAACTAAAGATGCGGGTGTTATTGCTGGTCTTAATGTACTTCGTATTATTAATGAACCAACTGCAGCTGCTATTGCATATGGTCTTGATAAGATGTCAGAAGCATCAAAGAATGTACTGATTTTTGATTGTGGAGGTGGTACTCATGACGTTTCACTTCTTACACTTGAAGATGGTGTTTTTGAAGTAAAGGCCACTGCAGGTGATACCAACTTGGGTGGCGAGGATATCGATAATCGTATTGTTGATTATGTTGTCGAAGAATTTAAGAAGAAACATAAAGTAAATCTTAGTGATAATAAAAAAGCAGTTAGACGTGTTCGTAGTGCAGCAGAGAAAGCAAAACGAGCACTTTCAAGTCAAACCCAAACATCAATTGAAATTGATTCACTCCATGAAGGAGTAGATTTGAATCTTACTTTAACTCGTGCTAAATTTGAATCTCTTTGTATGGATATTTTTCAACGTACACTAGCACCAGTAGAACGTGTACTAACTGATGCTAAACTTTCAAAAAATCAAGTTAATGAAGTGGTATTAGTTGGTGGTTCAACTCGTATTCCAAAAATTCAAGAGCTCCTTACTAATTTCTTTAATGGGAAGGAACTGTGTAAATCAATTAATCCAGATGAGGCAGTTGCCTATGGTGCAGCGGTTCAAGCAGCTATTTTATCAGGAACTCGTGATGATAAACTAGACCAACTTGTTTTGCTTGATGTGACTCCCTTATCTCTTGGTGTAGAGACTGCAGGTGGTATTATGACTAATCTAATTCCACGTGGTACAACCGTTCCAACTAAAAAGACTCAAACCTTTTCAACAGCAGTTGATAATCAACCTGGTGTAACTATTCAAGTATATGAAGGTGAACGTCAATTGACTCAACATAATAACAAACTTGGTGAATTTAATCTCAAGGGAATTCCACCAATGGCTCGGGGTACTCCACAAATTGAAATTACTTATGATGTAGATGCTAATGGTATTCTTTGTGTTTCAGCTGTTGAGAAATCATCTGGTAAAGCAGAAAAGATTACAATTACTAATCAATCAAGTCGTCTTAGTAAAGAGGATATTGAGCGAATGGTAAATGATGCTGAGAAATTCAAGGCAGAAGATGAAAAAGTTAAAATGAGAGTTGAAGCTAAGAATAAACTTGAGAACTATTGCTATAATCTAAAGTCTTCAGTTCTTAATGAGGAGAAGATGAAACAAGCTTTAGGAGAAGACCTTAGTACTGTTGAAAAAACAGTAGAAGAAACTCTTAAATGGGTTGAAAATAATAGTAATGCAACTACCGAAGAATATGAAGACAAGTATAAACAAACTGAAGCCCTTTTAATGCCACTTGTATCAAAAGCATATCAATCGAATGTACCTACAAGTATGCCAGCAGGTGCAGAAGCTAGTGGTCCAAAGAATGATGATGTCGATTAAAAAATATAATTTAAATTTTTATAATAAATATAATAATGAAACTAATTATTATATTTATATTTGTATTTATATTTTTATACCCTTGAAGATTTAAATATTTTTGTTTGTAGATGATATATTTCTTATAAAGTATATTATTTATTTAGTTCATTATTATTATTATAAAATAAAATTATTTAGCTTTTCCCTCTAATAACAAATAAGGGTGTTTTGTATTTCTTAGCAGGTAATAAGTATTCAATATTACGGTCAATTTCTTCAAAATATAAAGTTCCTTTCATATCAATTACATTTTTGTCATCCATATTGATATAAATCTTGCAAATATCTTTAAATTCATCTATAAATGAACACATTCCGTTCTCATATAGATTAATAATTTCATCATTCTTCCCTTTAAAATTTTTTAATTTCGTCATAATATCAATTACAATGGCAAGTCTTTCACTCTTATTATTATACATTAATATGATTAACAAAAATATTTTGTATAAAACGAGCTATGAATAATAGATTTTATGGGATAATTCCAAAAGTATTTGGAAAATCCAATATTATATAAAAAATATTATATATATAAAATATTAAGAGAAATTAAAATTCAATTAATTCAACTTTCATATAATTGCCGTAACACCGTATTAAATACTTGGGATAATAATAAATTAATAGCAAAAATAAATTCCAATCATTATAAGGATAATTCTTCAGATGAATATGATAGTGATTTGTCAGAAGATGAATATGATAGTGATTTGTCAGAAGATGAATATGATAGTGATTTATCTGATAAGTTCATATTATCAATATTAAATAAATAATGACACGTCTTTTTTATATTAGAAACGAACAATATATAATAACTTTCAGAATAAAATAAAATATCTAATATAAATATAATAATGACAATCAGATATGTATTACATCCATCCCCTAATATAAATCCTAATTATAATTCAGTAACTGGAGCTTTAGCAGATGCTATATCGGGAGATGAAATTCATATTCATAATTCTAATATTGATGCCTTATTAGTAATTAATTTTTATATAGATAATTCACAAGTTGTATTAGCTTTTAATGAAAACCAAAATTTAGGGTTTGACCAAGTATTAAATAATAGTTCAGCTAATTTTTTAAAATCAAATAGTAATATTTATTATAATGCTGGAAGTGTGATGATTGGTCCTGAATCAGTTTTTTATACAACTAGTGTCGCTACTTTCAATGAAATATATAAATTAAAAGTTCATGGTGGTGCTAAATTTCAAGCTGGTACCATTTCAATTGGTACAGCATCTGAAACAGGTAGTAATTTTAGCGAACATTTTAGAATTGATACATATGGTAATCTTCGTATTGGTTTAACTAATCAAACATTATTAACTATTGATTCATCAACTGGTAATATGATGATAACAGGTACATCAGTTTTAAATAATAATGTTACTGCAACAGCTGCATTAAATGTAAGTGGTATGACAACATTATTAGGAGCTATAACAGCAGTTGCTACTCTTAATGTATCAGGTGAATCAACATTACTTGGTAATACTACCCTAGCTAGTCAATTAAATGTAAGTGGTATGACAACATTATTTGGTGATACTACTCTAGCTAGTCAA